TTACTCTGGATATTTTGCTTGCACGATATTGCCTATTTTTCCATCCCATTGGACATGCGCAATCGTCGAAGGATAAAAGCTAACAGAATTCCGTCCACAAAGTGTTACCACAATTTCTCCTACTAAAGGCAGATGTGAAACAATCAAAACAGACTGGATACCTTGTTTCGCCAAAACATCCAAATACCCTACTACCGTATGTGAATTACCGTAAGGGGTTATCCCATCCCAAGTTTCTACCTTCTCGGCTAATTGATTAGCATAGACACCGTTAATCTGTTCGAATGTTTGTTGAGCGCGTGCATAAGAACTAACTAGCACTTTATCTACCGTCATCGTCGATTTTAACCACTCACCTTGTGAAATTGCTTGCTGAATACCACGACGATTTAAGTGACGTTCTCTGTCTGATTTCGCCATCACTTCGGCTTCGCCATGGCGCATAACAAAAATATCCATAATTGACTCTCAATATTAAAAAATAAACTGAGCCTTATCGACTCAGCTTGTAAGCGCGTGAAATTATTTGCATAAACTCGTAAAATTATTTGCATAACACAATGATACCAGACTATGCAAATAAAAACACAATTTAAAAAAATTAAAAGCCCCTTTAAAATAGTTTTAAAGGGCTTTTTTATCACTTAGAACTTATAAATGAGATTATCTTCATATTTCCCGCTGTAACTTGCTGAAGTATTAACAATAATCCTCTTGTAGCCTTCAAATGTCTGCCAGTTATCTGTTTTATCTTCTTGTGTATAATCTAAAAAACGAATGAACTCCGATTTAGTTGAACTGAAGAAAATAAAAGGTGGCTTAGTTAAATGGATCAACCTCAAAAAGTCGATAAGATCAAAATAAGTTGCCTGCCTGTAGCTTTCTTGCCTTGTGCAAAGGTAAGGTGGGGCGAGCACTATTAAAACCTTTTCTTTATTCTGAAATTTCGGCAACAGTTGATGAAAAGACTCACTAACAACTTCCAAGCCCTCTAGATAACCTTCTGTGAGTACATAGTCAGTTTTTCGAACGCAATTATAAAAACGCTGCTTAAATAATTCGTGTAAAGAGCCGACTTGCTGACCGCTAAAAAGTAGCCAAGAAGACAGGCAATTTACATCTTTATAACCATTAAATCTATTGATTTTATTAATAATTTCCTCTTTTAATCGCTTGTTAATGAGTTTATTTTTTGGTATAATTCCATTAACAGTTTGATAGAGTATTTCACGTAATTGATTAGTTTCAGCTATGTGATTTAATCTTTCTGTGTATCTGTCAAAATCATTGTAAATCACTCTTGCTTTCGGTTTTAAACGCTTTGCAGTGTGACTTAATAAGCCACTTCCGCCGAACACATCAATAATTGTCCAACCTTCGCCATCCCCTTGAATATTTTCATCCAAGACTTGTTCAAAATGCTTGAGAAACATTCGTTTCTGACCTACGAACGGCAATGGGGCTTGTTTGAATTGTTTTGCCATAATTTAGCTCCTTTAAATTATGGCGTTCTGGCATTCAAGTGATGCTCTGACACTCTGATTTGATTAATTGAATTGATTAATTTTTTTACAACGTACGCATTTAATTTGTAATGATTGTACATCTTTTGCTCGCGCGAGTAGCTTTTTACAGCACTCGCAACGAAATTCTTTTACTTTCTGCATATTAGTTACCACATTTTTTTATTGTTTTGCTAAAATGCCACGGTCTAGCTAGACGTTGTGGCACATGGCTATATGCAGGATGTCTCTGCGTAGCTGATACAGTGAGCAGTGCGAATGCTCGCTGTATCGCCACTTCTAGCTGACATCAAACAATATCTAGCGCACTCTCGCAATCAGCATAGAATGAACCATTACTATTGTGCCAGTGAACAGCAGGTAACTCGTCATCAATATACTCAACAACGAGTAATTTGCCGAAATCGCTAATAAACACGATTTCTGCATCATTTCCATTTCGTAGTTTAACTTTTTGTCCTTTTTCCATTTTTACCCCTTTTTAAATATTGCTGATAATGCATTTGGGCTGAATACATGCGTTCCATCGTCATGCTAACTTCTTTGTCTTTGTTAAAATCAACACGATACTCTCCCCCGTCCTAAGCTCCGACGGTATAGTACCTTGTATGTGAATTTTGGTTTGTTTTTCACTCTGCAAAAACGCCACTCTCTCCACCGCAAGCTTATGCTCTTGGTCATTGTGCGGATAAATCAAGCTCCAACCTTGCTCGCTATCTTGTGTGTGCTCTTTTATACCTGAAACAGGAAGACCCTCAATGATTAACACATTCCCGACTATCTTGTTAATCACTAAAGCAACACGGACTAAGTTAATTTTCATTTCACTTAAATCTTGTTTATAGCATGCTACACCTTCTCCCACTTCCGCCATATCAATATCACCTTCAACGCCTCTATAAAACAAGCTTCGCTTTCTAATCGGCTGTTGAATATTATGATATCCTCTCGATTTTTCAATAAAGTGCTTCGGATAGCGCACCACAAAACGTAAATAATCAAAAACTTGGTTTTCCGTATCATTTCCTGAAGTGATTAACACCCTTACATAGCGCACCTGCTCAGAGATAATCGTAAAATTAGCATGACTCACATTGCGGTCCATCTTGTATTTGTTTCCATCGACTTTGAGTTGTCCTGATTTTATATGACTATCTAACGCTGTAGTAATCGGTGCTTTGTTTTCATCAAACAATTCCACTCCCAAACGGAAGTGCGATGCATCTGAACTTAAATCAAACATCGTTCCGATTCTTACGTGTATGAATTGGCTTTGTTTATAGACTTCAGCAAAATTTTGCAACAGTTTAAAACTACCACTAATAAGCTGCTTAATACCATTCACCCCTTCAATATCGGTTGTGTATTTCATGGGAAAGGTCGCTTTATTGAGCGTTGAGACAAAAGATGTCGTTTGTGACAAAGCAAATAAACACGCTTCATCTGAATAAGTTTCTTGTATATGACTCACAACATTGTCTACTCCCTTATCCGTCACCTTCACCATGTCGTAATGCACACCGTAGGGGGTATTTGTGAATTCTGGACTTGATACCCAGCTCGCAATGATTCTGTTTGAAAAGGCGTTTTCCGAAAACGAAATCGTTAATAACTCATCCGGATTTTTCGGATTACGCTCAAAACGCGCATCCTCAATTGTGTTGCTTGAGCCATTTTCAATATTTATCGTTTGCCCTCCCTCCAAACAACCTCGTCTAATTAAATTATGATTATGGCGATACTCACCATCAATGAGTATACCTGCCCGGAAGCCCTCTTTTAATGCTCTAAAGCGTTGTGCATTAATGACATTTTCATTTACCCAACCCCGCCCTTTGCCTGTAATGTGTAAAGTAGATAACACATCAATATCAAATCGATTATAACCCGTTGAAGAAACCTCCACGCCTTTAAAATCAACTTGTTGCTCATTTTGCTCTGTTGTTGCGTAAATCTGAACACAGCCCGTTTCTCCAATCTTTAAATTGGTCGATTTTAAACCCGCTAAGCATATCGCGGGAGCATCCTCTGTCGGCTCTAACCACATGACCAAATTAATAAAATTGTTGTGCGATTGCGTGAGTGTTATCGCATTTTCTGCCCAAGTAATAATGGGTTTACTTTTGTTCTCTGGGGTCATTTTCGCATAAAGCTTACCGTTTAATTCAATCCCCCCAACACCTGAAAGAAATAATGGCTTATTGATGAAATAAGTGGACGCTTCAGACGTAATTATCTTCTTGTGCTCACCCGCATATTTAAACGCATTTTCAAACGCGATTGTCGCGTCTTCATCTGATTTTGCGCCAAAATCGACCACATCCACACGATCATCAAATATCCGTTTCCAACGCGCTGTATTGTTCAACACAACAAAACAACTTCCTCCATCATCTGCTGTCGTTAAATCTTGCAAATCCGCCACAAACTCACCACCGCCTGTTGTGCCGCCTTCATAGTACGCATCCACCAAAATACGCTGTCCGTGTTTACTGGGAACGACTTTGCGTAACATCTCTACTGATTTACAACGACCAACATGTTTGTATCCATCCGCATTAGCGAGGGATGAAAATCGATTTTCTACAATATCACGTACCTTTTTAACAGCATAACTCGTTGCAATAGTGTCTGAACTTGAGCTGTTATCAGCATTTGATTTCTTGCTGTTTGGAATATAGTTATTTAGCGCATTTCTCACAGCAATCACTAACGCTTTAACAACATTTACTGCTTTCGGTGTTGCTGCTTTATCTTCAGCAGTTGAATCCGTGCTAGAGTCAAGTTGGACCTCGCCACTTTGTGTTAAACTTGCCGCTCTGCGCTTGTTCTCAATAATTTGCACAATAGCATCATAAATTTGTGTTTTTTTCGCTGGGTCCGGCTCAAGTTCCACTTGCTGTAATAAATACTTAAATTCATCGCCGAAATCGCGAATATGTTCTTGCACATCATTGAGCCACGTATCAGTGACTCGCGTGCCCTGTTCGCCTGTGGCGGGGTTTCCATTGTGAAATTGCCCATCATTTGATTGAATTTTCTGTAACAAATCTCTCATGTTTTATCTCTCTTGATATGCAAAATAGCAGTAAGTGTGAGCCGGTTTTAAGTCTTTAAAAAACTCTTCAATGATGGGGTCTCCAAATGTCACTAAGTGGTCGCCGGCAACCGAAGTACCTGCACGAAAATAAACAATATTGTCATCACCATCGATCACCGTGACACGCCACATAAAAATTAAACTCTCGCGGGGTTCATTTTGAAAAATATCCACGTCACCAAGGTTAGGTAAGTCGTTTTGAAGCGGCGAGAACTCTTTAATTTCAATTTGATAACCAATACTTTCAGCCAGTTTCTTAAAATACGGGATGGAAAGCCCGCCAATGGCGTTTAATTGGATAATCACCCGCTTAACACGCTCTTGATAATTCTTCGATAAATCTGTTTTAATACCACAAACCCGCTCCCAATCGGCAAGCATTTGCCCAGATGTGGCAGGTTCAATCGCATTTAACATATCAACTGCACTTTGTTGTACTCTATCAAATACGTTACCGTCCACTTCACATTGAATAAGAAATTGCTTGCCGTTTACGTTATACGAAATGGGTGGGTAGAGTGTGCTAAGTGCGTGTTTATGTGACATCATCAACTCATCTCCGTGACGGTCACCGTGCCAAGTCTAAACCACTCAATTTTGCTCACCACATCCGCTTTTTATTTGCCGTTGGTGTTGTAAAACGTCTATCAACAACACCAATTAAGTTATTCACAACAGCTTCGCATTGCGACACAATAAGATCGTCACCGGGAATAAGCGTATTGAAGTAGTCTGAGAGAGCTTTTTGAATAGCAACTTTAATCTCGGCTAACGTAATGCCAGAAATTTTCACTTGAATATCGAAGTTCACTTTTGTCACATCCGGCTTAACAACTTTTGATTCTTTTGCGGTGACGGGTCTCACTTCATCAATAAACGCTTGGCAACGTTCAATTGTTTCACTGCTTGGCAAGTCGTTATTCGATGTAATAGCGATATCAACAGTGCCAAGTCCACGTCGTAGTGGGTAAACATAAGCCGCGTCCACACCGTCAACGGATAACGCCCAGTTGCGGTAGTCATAACGATTTCCACCTGCCGGTGGTCGTCGAATAAGTTCTAATAATCGCTCTAATAATGACGTATCACTTTCTGCATCCGTCCCGCCAACCACATTTGAAAGTGTGACATCAGTTTGCACGCCAACTGGCGCAGACATAAAGCTTGCTTTTGTAGCTTGCGTGATATTTTGACTAGACCCTGTTTCAAGCGAACGTACAGCAACAGTGACTGTCCCGCTTGAATCAATCACCGCACTTTCTGTCGTTTCATAAAAGCGATTGTCTTCGGTTTTAATTAGAAGACCGATTCTAATTTGTGAATGCTCGTTTCCCGCAATCACTGCACTGCGCCCGCTTGCATAAGTTGCATTACGTCTGCGAATGCCACGTAAGCTTGCGTGCTTTTCTAAAAAAGCAGTATCTGCGGTGTCTGGGAAAAATTGTTTAATAATCCATTTCTGATGCGCATATAACCCTTCAGCAACTGCACTTAATGCACTTGCGCGTGCGAAATTATCGCTGTCTTCGCTTATATCAGCATTGGGTTCTAACGATTGATAATCGCGTAAAATAGCGTTGCGGATGTCTTCAAGCGTCGGGACTAAAAGCATACTTTAAACACCTTTTAAATGAGTTTTACGGGGTGTTTAAATTCAAAAGCATTACCCCGATTATCTTTAACTGAAATCAAAAGAAGTAGAATGCCGTTTTTGGGTTGCTTGTAACTGACTGTAACTTCACTTGCACGTCCGTCATCGAGTAACGGTTTTAACGCTTCTTCAGCGTATTGCTGTGCAAGCAAGCCCACGCGCTCTACATCTTTCTCTCTTTGAATTAGGTGGAGCAGAGAACCTACACGCCCATCTGCCCAATACGCGCCTAGTGGTGTTGTTAGTCTGATATACACGGCATTTTGCAGTGTACTGATTTGCTTACTTGTGTAGTCGCCTGTAAGCGGGCTGATTTCTCTGTCCATGTTGCTAGCATATGAAAAAAAAGTAAAAAAAAAGCGGTGAGGGACTTCAACACCGCTTGCGTTATTTAAATATTATTAATTCGGTGCACCGGTATTGCCACCACTGTCACCCGGATGAGTGTGACTTACAAGTGATTTACCATTTGCGACAACATCACCGCTCGTTGTAAAGTCACCGCCAGATTGCTCAACATCTCCGCTAAATGACGCACCACTTCCACCTTGGACCGCCATACCGCCATTACCATTAATTTTCCCTTGGGCTGTGAGAACAGCAGACGTCTCAAGCTTGGGCGTAGTAAAATCAGCTGATGCGCTTGCGTTGACTTGATATGTCTTGCAATTCAGTTTAAACGTGTCACAATCCACTTCAACCAAGCGCCCCTGTTTTAAAATAATTGTACTGCCGCTTTGGTCGTAGAGTGCAGTCTCGCCATTTTCCAGATTTTTAACCCGGAAAGCACCATTCTCCGTTGCAATGATAATACTGTGCGTTGTTTTACCGCCCACGGGCACAACCACCACTTGCGTGCCGGCAGGTGGCACAGACGTAAAACCGAATTGTTGCATCAGCTCCACATCTTGCAACGTTTCGCCCGCCAGTCCAGACACCTGTGCTTTCTGGATATTATCACCACTTTTCACAAGATTGAGCACGCCACGGAACACTTGTCGCACATCCGCAAGCATTGCACCTGTTTTTTCTTGAATTTTCTTTGTCAAATTACGCATAATTATTTATCCAATACAATGAGATCACCTTGATTTTTCTTCCCCTTACGCTTACGCGCTTTATCTGCTTTTGCTTTGTATGCATCCGGTGTCCAAATTCCGTCTTGTTTAAAACGTAACTCTGTCTGTGTGCCGTTTGCGCGAGAAAGCATAAATCGACGCCCCATTAAAAAGAAAATAGCATCAATATCGTACTCCTCACAGATAATATGTACACGTTGCCCCGGTTGCCACAGCGTGCCATCTTGTGTTTTATGGTCCGGTATTGTAACCGTCAGAGTAAAGCCTTCTAAAATGCTGTCTGCGATGTATTTTTTCGCCCATTTTTTAAGAGAGGTTAAGTCCTCAACATCAGGCACGACAACGGTTTTCGGTTTATAGGTCTTCATTGATTCATCTTTATAAACCCATTTTAAATCGTTTTTATTATCGTCACCTGAACGCCCGTGGCGTTGTGCTAGAAATGTAATCTCACTGAAACGCTGTGACACATCAAAGACCAAATTTGCACTTGAGAAGTTATTTCGCTCACCGTTTTTCATACAACAAAGTGTAGCAACTGGCGGGGTAGAATAATCTGCGCCACCTACGATCAGTACACCTTTTGGATCAAACCATGTATGTAAGCCTGCAGAGTTTGCACAACGCTTCACTGCATTCCAAGCCGTTTCACCAATATCAATATCCACTTTATCAAGTGTTGGGTTATTTTCTGCTTTTAATTCCACATTTTTAATCCCAAGTGGCGCGACGATTTTTTTCACAGCATCAAGCACAGTTAACCCTTTAACATTAGTAATAGGTGCCGAGCAATCGACTAAAATCGCCGCTTTATCACGTCCAGTTAAATGAAATGTACGATTTGTTTTATTAATGGAATGCTGTGTCGTATCTACAATACCTGTTATGACTAATTGCTCATTAATCATGACTTTCACTTCTTTACCCGTAAAATTGGGGATCACCGTATCCGTTGACGGCGTGCCGATATCGAATCGAAAAGCGTCTGCCGCAATTAAAAAATCACTATCAATATCATAAGACTTCCAACTTTTATGCTGTTTTCCATCAATTTCAACCACAATTTCATTTTCAAATGGGTAGTTATAATTCACTTCATTTTGCATAACTATTTAATACCTCGCCTTTCGTAATAAAATTTGGATAGCGAATTTGTGGATTAAGCCGCAACAACTCATTTGCGCGTCGATAATCACCGTAAAACTCGTGCGCGACTTGCTGAAGCGTGCCGTTGATTTCAACTGTACGAATCACCAAGGGTGGCTTACGATTAATCGCACTTAATGCAAGCTTCGTTATTTTTTTTCCTTGATTACGCAATCTCTCACTCACTAAATGCAACTTGGTATAGATACCGGTATTCGGCATTGTCACCGTAAAGCTCGGAGTAACTTCTTGTGCAAATGCGCGAACAGTATTGAGATTTTTTAAAATCTGTAAGCGCACTTTTGTTGCGATATACTCGATATCACTTGGCAACATCGTGTCATCTTCAATAAAGTCTGTTGCAATTTTCATCAGTGCAGCTGTACAAGCAAGCTGCATTGCGGCGTTAATCTCTCTCGTATCTCGTTCACTTAATGCGCTAGTCAGCGATTTAAGATTCACTTTTCTATTTGCACTGGCGTTCTTGCCCGTTACTAAAATAGTCGGTATTTCGTCAATTTGATCAATTGTGCGTAACACTTCGTCAAACTTCGCACGTTGAGTTAAATCTTGACGCTGTGCAATCTGTGTTAGACCAATTTCAATCATCTCGAAAATATCTTTACAAGCTTGCGATGATTGCGTTTTAAACTTATCTGCAGTCGTACTTGCGGGCGTGTTAAACTTCGCTTTATCAAGCGTAAATAAGTCACGTAAATGCTCATAACATCCGAAAATCGCACCGAATGTACCGAGTAGTCTTGCTTTAAAATTCGCCGCTAAACTAATCCCCTCCATCACTTCAGCAAAAAATGCCAAACAATCATCGATAAAATCCTCAATTGCTGATAAAAAGTCATCAATTAAGCCAAATAGGGCGTTATTAAACAAGAAAATCGGCTTAGCAGGTGTTGCTTCACGGAAAATTAAATTCAATGTGACATAATCGGTATATTCTGCGTCGTGGTAGAAATTAGCAGACGTACAAATCATATTTTGCAAACGCCCCCGAATTGGGTGTGTTAATACATCCGCCCCTTGTTTTTTGAGTACTTCTAAAAACTTTTTAAAATCTGAATAATACCCTTCACCATAAAATACTGCACTAAGTCTCACTTCAAGCGGATTTAAGCCTAAATCTTCAATATCTGCGCCATTCACAAACGGGTAAGCGTGTTCAACCACGGCACGCTCAACACTGTCTTCAATATTAAACACATCAAAGCGCACACCGCGATATGACGCACGCTGTACTGGCATAGTCCAACCTTTCATAGTTACTCCCGATTAAATTGTCTATATTGATTTTCTGATACGGTTTCAGCCACGGCACGCCCATCTAGCTCTACTGTGATGTGCGTTTGAATCGTATGCTGTTGATTCTCTACTGCTTGCTTTAATCCGCTTTGAATCTGATTGCCGAATTGCTGTAAGTCTGTTTGTGTCAGCTCTGCAATGCGTGCATTACCACTTTCTACTCGCGCATCATATTGTGCTTGTGTTAGTGTACCTTGATTAAGTCTAGCCTTTGCAATCGCTTGATTGCGTTGAATATCAGCAATTGCATAAGCCCCGTGATAGTTCACATTTGATGTTTTAAATGACGTTGTCGGCGTGTATTGAAATTTATTGACAGAATGCCCGCTCATCGCGATATTCGCTTTTTCTTGCGCTTTCTCACGTTTTTCTTTGATTGCTTCTTGTTGTGCAAAATAGTCATCGTGATTATCTGATGCTATCGCAAGCCCCGCGACTGCCAGAGAGCCAACATTTAATAAACTGCCCACTTTGCCGCCTTTAAACAACCCACCTTTAACCGCGCCACCTTTAGATAATCCACCTAATGCTCCCCCTAAACCTAAGCCTGTACTACCGCCCAGCAAACGCAATGAGCCAGCCGCCACAAGTGCGCCCGCACTTAATGCGGCAATACCCGTTGTTGCCCCCGCAATCGCCGTCGTTAGTCCCGGGTATTGTGAGGCATAATCTGTCAACTTAGCACTGACATCGCCAATCATATTGTTAAACCCTTTTAAGCTTTCCATTTGCGCAAACTCTGCGCTATTTTTAAGCTGTTCGGTTTTAAAGTCATTTGTATCAGCAATCACAGCGTGCGAGCTTTCAACCGCGCCCGCACTATTCATCACGCTATTTTTCACTTCTTGCCCGAGTTGCACATTGTTACGCATACCGATTAGCGCAAGCAGAGCCTCTTTATCTGAAATAATCTGACCAATTGCCGTACCTTCAACTAAGTTTGTCATTTGCTCAAGCAAGGCTTTCTGATCTTCTTTTTTGGCTGTTTTCAGTTTTTCTTGCAATTCTTTATAGTTTTTGTCTTCGCCAATCACTTGATCCATAATCGCCATGAACGCTTCAATTGAGTTTTTCCCTTTAACTTTCTGTGCTTCCATCGACTTAATGAAGTCAACACCGTGCGTTTTACCGTCCTTGTCCTTGATTTCTAAATTTGCAAAACGATCATTTGTTTCTCTAGATGTGATTTTAGCCAACAAATTAGCCAAGTTATTACCAGCTTGGTCACTTGTACCCGCAGTTACTCGAGCTTGTTGGTTTGCCACAAGCAACGCCTCAAAGCCACTCATACCGCTTAAGCCTGCTGATTTAGCTGCTGCCATTTGTTGAGGCAACCAGCGTGCCATATCGGCAAGCTCAAAGTTCCCCGCTTGACCTGCTGCAACTGCTTTGTCTAATACTTCACCGATTTGATTTTCACTCATACCAAATTGTTGCATTGCGGAGATCGCAATTTTTGATAAGTCTTGCGTGCTTGCCCCAGTTGCCACCGCGCCTTTTTGTAGTGTCGGTAATAACTTCATTGCAATATCAGCAGATACTGCGCCAGAGGCGAGTAGTGTATCAAGCGCACTTAATGCATCTTCTTTTGTGCCACCGCCCGTCTCTACCGCGTTTTTGACCGCACTGTGTAATTCTTTTTTCCCTGCAATTCTCCCGTCCACATCACGCTCTGAAAATGCCGTATTGGACACCATCGCAAGTTGTCTGTCGTAAGTCATCTGTTTATTCATCGGTTGAGCTAATACCATTGCGCCTGCTGTCACACCCGCAATAGCACCCGCCACACCGCGCCCGATATTCCCCAAGCGTTGACCTGTGGCGATTTTGCCCATTTCTGCATTCAGCTCTGCAATTCGTCGCTTGTGCTGTTCTGTTGCGCGCGCAAGCTCTCTTGTCGACGCTGTACCGCTATTTTTCAAACGACGATATGCTTGTTCTGTGCGTAAAATCTCATTTTGAATTGACCGTTCACTACGCATGCCAAGTTGTTCGCGTGCTGTCGCAGTCGTTCGAGCTTGTTGTTGAATTTGTCGATAAGCTTGCTCTGTTAGTCGCGCCGTTTTTCTCACTTCATTTTGCTGCGCGCTACTTGAACGTTTGGCTTGATTCTCAATGTCTTTCGTTGATTTATTGACATTATCACGCATAGATTTCACTGTGCGACTGGCGAAATCTTGCGCTTTTAACATCAACGACAGATTTAAACTTGACATCTTTAAACCTCTTTTAAACTTTGTTTAAATGCAAAATAAAAGGGGCATTACGCCCCCTTTTTTTCTTGACTTTTACGACGGCGGAAGACATAACTTGTCACCGTCTCATCACTTCTTAGTGATTTTTTCTTAACACCATGTTGTATTAAATAACTTTCAATCCACGCGTTAATTTCTGCATGTGACATATCCCAGACTTGCTGTGCGTTAAAGCCAATTTTACTCAATAAAACCACCGCACTTCGGTAATTCTCATATACCTGCGGTAGAGTGAGTTTTTTTATTACGCTGTTGCTAAAACTTGGTTTTCCCCAGCGTCGATGCACTTTTTTCTTAATTGACCGATTAAATCTGTGATTAAGACATAATCATCTGTTGAGAGATTATCGAGTAAAAATTCAGGCGTTAAAGATACTTTATCAATGCCTGAAATCTCTAACTGCTGACATAAATAAGCCAAGTCAACGAGCGTTTGTTCGGCTTTATTTAGTTCATCTTTCGCAAGTCCCTTTTCTTCAATCCATTCTAACGCTTGGCACTCAAGCCCAAGGGTGAGAATTTTCACATTAAAATCGAAATATCGCGTGCCGTTAAACAGCACGCCTAACAATAAACGTCCCTGCATTATTCAATCACCTTGTCTAATGCTACCACTTGAATATCACGCACTTCTTCATTATCGACGGTATAGCTTGTCCCAACTTCCGTCGTAAAACAATTGCGATACGAAATACGCTGACCGTTTTCTTCTTCGATTGTGACTTTAGCGTCATCGACATTATCCCAGTCTGGTTCTGGGCTATTTAGTGGCACGGCAACAGTTAAAGAAAGGGTATATTCAGTAATGCCTTTCGCAAAGCCTTTCACGCGAGCCTTACGATTGATTGTTTTAACTGGCTTGCGACCGGTAATCACACGCACGTCACACTTCGTCAAGTCGATTTCTAACCCATCGACTTCAATAATGCCAAGACTGGCAAATTCTTTAGCCATTTATGCCCCCTATAAAATTAAATCAATGCGGTTTGCAACAACGTGCAAGCCATTAACCACATCTGCTGGAATGACCGTATCTAAACGATTTGGGTCTTGTTGATTACGTTGCACCAACAGTTTTGCTTTGTGCAAATCAACGTTTTCCAGAATTTCAAGATTTTCCAAGCGATAAAGCACATCTAAGATTTCTGAGCGTACCTTCGGTGGCGTGCGGTTAGATAGTTTTGAGCGTGGAAAACGCAACTCAATACGCTGTTCTAGTGCTTTGCGCGTATAGTCAAGCGTGCGAATTGTGGTTAAATCTAAATAACTTGGGTCATCCGTATTTGTTGCTGATTTCGTGTACGTCGTAATCGCACGCATAATACGCACACGATGATTAACAACCGTAACCGGTGTTAAACCGTGAAATAAAGCTTGGTTTACTTCAGTTAAAATTGGGGTTTGCGTGGCATCAACTGTCGTCAGACCTTTAATTTCAAGTGTATTAAGCGGTTTTGCTGGGTCTTCTTCACCTGCAATCACCGCACCGTAGCCAGCCGCAATTAACGCATTAGACTCAATTGCCCCTTTATACCAAGCGCAAGTGACACGTTCCGAGTTAATTTTACTGGTGTATGTCGTACCGCTTGCCATTGTACCGCGCCAACCAATCACACCGATTGCCGGTTTTTTCTCAAGTGGAGATGACACCGTTTCTAAGTGATTGACTAATGCTTTTGCGTTTTTCTCATCAGAAAACGGGGAGATAACGACGTGATAATGCGTCCCTGCAACACTGGCTAGTGCTTTTGCAATATCAGCATTGTTAGCACCACTTGCCAAAGCTTGTGCAGTGAGTGTCATACTTGATGTATAACTTGCTGCACTTAATGTGATTTCATTGCCGATTTCACCTTTACATTTTGCTGTGAGTGTAATTGTGCCGTCTGAAACTTGCGCATTAACAGGACAGGTATTCGAGATATTGATCACTGCTGCTAAACGTGCCGCCACCGCATTTGCGGTTTCTGCTTTCGCTACAGAAACTTTATATTCCACGCCTGCAATTGTTGTTGAAAGATAACCGATAGCTGAAGCCGTACCAGAAAGCGTTAATGTCCCTGTTGCCGCCACACCTGCCTCATTATCTTTCAAACCGATGATAGACAAGCGTAAAAGTGGGTTATTTTGAATCGCAACGCGTGCCATTAGATGTGCCCAAGTACCTGCGCCAAATGCCAGTTCTGCGTCATAATCAGAATAAATACGCACTGGTGCAGTAAATTCTGCACTGTCACTTACCATCGGAGCGATAATTAACACTTCCTGTTCATTTGTCGGTAAAGTGCTCACCGCATTTCTGCGGTTGTATTCAGTGTAAACACCGGGTTTACGAATTGATGTTGGGATTTTGTCAAATTCAATATTTGTCATGATTTATCCGCCTTTTTATTACCCTTTACTTCGATTAAATCACCGTCTGCAATGCGACGTTGATAGTAAATTGTGTTTTCAACTTCAACCGGCTCTTGCTCAATATATGCGAGCGGTTGATTCTCAAGTGGGACTTTAACTCCCACAGCCGCTTTGACTTTCATATTTACTCCTTACTGACATCCAGATAAAGCGGTAATAATGTGATTCGATGCACTTTTTTATACCCCTCCCGTTCTGCAAATTCCTGTGGTGTTAAAATGAGATCGGTTCTTCGACTGATAAACCCTTCACCCTCTTTTCCACCTCGAATTTTACAAAGCCCACCTTTTTGCCAAAGACAGCGAATAATCACGTGCCCCGAGTCTGCATCTACGGTCAAACCACCTTGTGTGATAGCAATAATTTGTGCTTGAGAATCTGCTTTATCTCTATCGTTTTCTTGATTGCTGCGTGTACCTGTCGTTGCTGCCGCCGCAATAATGGGAGCCATATTTGCTGCCGACATCACATGAACTGGCAAGAAAGCAATCATAATCAGTGCAAAAAATCGTTTCATGTTTTATCCTTTTTGAGTTTCTACGTTAAATTCAACAAAATCCTTGGTCGTTGGGTCAACAATTTTTCCGACAACTTGCTCAAGCATAGGCTGTTGTTCAGATAACATGCCTTCATACGCGTTAAAGACATAATCCGGTGAAGTTTTATCAGAAGTCGCCTCTGGAAATAACCCGTCTTCAAGTGGCGGTAGGTCGTCATAACTGACTTCATATTCCACTGCGTACACCGTGATTTTATCGCTACGAAATTGCGCATTATTGAAAATCGTGCGTATTCGCTTTGGATTAAGCGGATAGACCAGATTTCCAAGTGTTTGCGCATCAAGCAACCGACGCACTGCTGAAATCAGTTGATGCACACCAATTTCACGCCTATCTACACCACCTTGGCGCGCCACTTGATTACTTTTTAATGAACGGACAGCTAAAATAATCACAAAAGTATCAGTTGATTTATGACGACGACGTCGCAAGTCTTTACACTCAATACGTGAACCGCCATAAGTCACTAACACTGCTGGCAATCTTGCAGTACCGATACTTTCATCATCGAGCTCACCGCCATAGCTTTTGACCGTATTAGCAAGCTTACCCAAGCCTTTTTTTAATCGCTCAACAAGCGCGTTCTCAATTTTCGTTATCACGACTAAATACCCGATTTGCTACGTTAGTAAAATCACCGTATTTTCTCCCGTGCTTGCTTGCTCATCTTCTGCAATACCAAGGGATACTTTGCCGCTCGCAATGCCTTCTAATTCGCGCAGGCTTAACTTATAGCGTTCGATAATCTCTTCAGTGATTGATACATCAGACATTGACGCCAAACGATAGCGTGTTAAGTCACAACAAATACGAGTGAGGTTTTGCGGAATAGTTTTTAACGGCAACTTATAACGACCCACTAGATAGCCATCAATTTGACTTGAACTATCTAATAAAGCGATAGTTAAAACTGCCTGATTGACTTCGCCAATATTTTCCCGGTCAGTGAGCTCCATAACTTGGAATTCGCCGACACGCGAAATAAAATCGTTAATTGTTGCGTACATTACTATTCCTCTTCGGTCACTGGGGCGACTTCTAAATACGGGTCATCTAATAAACGAGATACTTGCTCACCGGTTAATTCTTCAGCCGGAATGCGCACCGCATTTTCTTTGTTAAAACGATAGCCACAGCGACCGTAGCTTTCATGCGGATGATGCGACATTAAGCGAATATCAAACGCAACCGGATGGATTGCTTCTAAGTAGCCTTTGCCTTCCAGCTTCACGTCTTCCGGTTTCATATCTTCCGGTTTCATATCTTCCGGTTTCATATCTTCCGGTTTCATATCTTCCGGTTTCATATCTTCCGGCTTCACATCTTCCGGCTTGACATCTTCCAGCTTGACATCTTCCAGCTTGACATCTTCCTGCTTCACGTCTTCCGGTTTCATATCTTCCGGTTTCATATCTTCCGGTTTCATATCTTCCGGTTTCATATCTTCCGGCTTCACATCTTCCGGCTTGACATCTTCCAGCTTGACATCTTCCAGCTTGACATCTTCCTGCTTCACGTCTTCCGGTTTCACGTCTTCCGGTTTCACGTCTTCCGGTTTCACGTCTGCAGTTTCTTTTTTAGATTTGTTCTTTGACATATATTCCTCCACCCCCGCACAAGCGGGGCTATTAAAAGTCAAAGGATTTGAGACGACACCATCACTTTCAAGCGACCTTTTAACACGTTAGTTGTGCCATTGATCACTTCTGCTTCGCAGATTTGGCGGGCTTTAAATTCCAATGCAGGTGGAACCAAAATAACGCTCGGTCGGATATTTAATAACTTACCGCCGTCGCCTTTTAGTGTCTGCATTTTTGCCACAACTTCCATAATGTTTTCTGCAGTCAATTCAGTGTCTTTAACACAGTGTGCTAACTGCCAGAAACCAAAGCCAGCAGCACCACGAGCACGCACACCCCAAATGTACACATCTTCCATAAAAACAGTGTCGGATCTTGATGCGTCAAACTTGGTCTCAATTTCAGGTGCTGTGCGTTTTTGCCAAATAAATGGCTTAATCACATTAGTGGTATCCAACAAATAGAATGTTGGCTTGCCACCGCTAGAACCAGTGGTCAAGTTACTTTGTTGGGTATTAACGCCCGTACCGTCCACTTCTGCATAGCAAGGGTGATCGGTGTCAAAGAAATTTTGACCATCATAGCAAAGCGTGCTTTCACCTTTTTCAACAGTGCAAACACCTCATCATCTGGCAACTCTGCTGCCGATTGTCCCGCTTGCTGCACCATTGGTCGGAATAAGCCCACTTGGTCATCTTCCACATTAGTACGTGGAACTTGAACAGTAGCTTCAAAAGTTTTATTTTTAATGCTAGTACCTTGGGCTTGCATATTTTTAATCTGGCGCTTGCTGACCCATTCTTTCATTTTTGGGAAATCGCCTAAAAAGCCGTAGGTGTTGGTGTCGGTATTAGATCCGATTTCCATTGCAACTTCAGGCCATTGCGGGGCAATTTTGCCTAGACCGGCCGCGAAGTCTTTTTTAAATTGTTCATTAATGTGATTTAACACATCTGATTTTTTAAATGCCATTAGTTGATCTCCTTATGTGCTTTTCTAAATTCTGATTCGCTCATCCCGAGAGCTTTTGCAGCAGCTTTCTCACTTTCGGAAAGCGCAACAACGTTGTTATTTGGATCACCTTTTGATTGAGGTTCACCACTTAATGCAGCAACTGGTGTTGCTTTTTCTAAATAACCAGTTAACGCTTCAACAGATAAACCCTCAGCCCATTCTTTGAGAGCAGGTGCAAGCTTACCTTCTGATAATGCAGTTTGAATAAGTGCGCTTTTTTTATCTTTTTCAACACCATCTTTGAATGCGTTAAAATCGTTTTGAAGTGCAACAACTTGTTCAACTGGCACATATTTTGACGGATCAAACGCATTGACTTTCTCACTCAATGCTGCAACGGATTGCTCTTTTTCTTTAAGTGCACTATACACGTCAGATAACACCACTTTTGACTCACCTTTCGCTTGTGATAGTGCTGTTACTTTTTCTTTAATTTCGGTTTCAGTCGCAGATGCAACACCGAATAAAGAACAAAGCATTGCAAGTAATTCTTTGTCCATTTCTTGTGCTTCCTCATTTAATAATTGAACACTTGCAGCCACCATTGCTTCATCCATGCCGTCAAGTGCAGGAGTATTCGTGAGTGCTGCGTGAAAGATTTTGCGAACATAGCCCTCAGTGTCATAAGCAAACACTGCGGAGATATAACGATATTCGCCATTTTTGATATATTCCGCTGCCTTATCAGTCCAGCGGACATCAGCAAAAATCCCTTGTGGGGTGAAATAGAGATATTCCATCCAACCCGCGCTCGGTGCTTCTTTGCCGTTTTTCTGTGAATGAATAATTTGATGTTCGTAGTCGATTGGAAGGGGGTTGCGTTTTGAATTTGCGAGCGCAACCACATCTGCACCGTTTGTATCTGTTACATACCAAGCCTCCACATCTGTTGGTCTGCCGTCTGTTGCTCTAAACTCGCCGTACGGCAAAAGCTGAATACGACCGTATTTGGCTTTATTGATTTCAAAGCTACAAGCTGCGAGAGTGAGTTTCATTTCGTCATCCTCTTTAAAAATCCTAGGATTACAGAATAAAGGATGGCGTAATTTAAAAAGAGGTGAGCGACTTCAACATGGCTTATTTTGTGATGAAGTGATTTTTGGGAATGAAATAAAAGACAAGACCATTTTTAAAACTTTTTAAAACGCCTTTAATTCTTTTTAAAAACATTTAAATGATAAATTGTACAAATAAAACAAAAAATCGCGCTATGCGCGATTTAGGCGGGTATTTTTAGCTATTCAATAATACTTCTAAAATAGTTCTGCGCATCTTCTAAGATGTCGTCTTTGTCTTGTTGCGTTAAAATGAGAAACGGACGGGCTTCAATCTTCACTTTACGACCACGACCTGCCATACCGCCGAACTGATGAATAGCCGCATACGGTTCATTTGTACCAACTTCGGCAGAATCATTATTGTAACGACTGGTGATGCTTCCCATTAAATTTTCAGTATCGACCAGCGGCGTGCCTTTTCTGTATTTCAAGCCAAGCCATTTCGGACGACCACCCTCGTCAAAGTTTTGCAACACTGCCGATTCCATGGTGCCCGCAATACTACGCATTAAACTTGTTCTGTTTTGCGTTTTATGCGCAATGTCAGATAACACAGCTTCAATTTTTTCTACATCATTAATATCGACATCAATCATAATTACCCTTGTGTTGTTGATTTAATCATCAAATAGCGTTATATTGACTCTGCCGCTAGAAAAGCGATGAATCTCGATATCGCAAGCGAAGAGTGTAAACTCGGGACTGTGTGCGGTGGGTTCGAGCCCCGCCTAGCGGCTTATTTCTTAAATGCTTTTTCCATTGTTTCTCACTGACTCTCCTTGCAGATTGAATAAAAATCTCATTTTTATCATGCAAAACTTTCAAGACAACAAGTAATTTTTTGCCTTTAATCTCTTTATAGAATTGATATGCTGTTGCCTCTTTGATGATTTTATCGGGCGTATAAATCAAATCAGGAATATTTGCATAATCGTCTAAATCAAAGTCCTGACCATCCCGACTATTTAACTGCTTAATCAACGAGTCATCGGAAAACCAAACCGTTGCCACATCTGATTCTAACATGCGTTTAGAACTCGTTGATAAGACACCGGCAGTAAATTTAAAATTCATACTTAACTTATCTCGCACATTGAACATCTGTTCAGCCGTGAGCTTATCATCGACACCCAATTGTTTTTTAATTTTCACAAATTGACGTTGAAATATTAAAAAATCTTGCTTAAATTCCGCTCCTTGCATTTCCGTTTTCGCAAACTGATGAGCAAGCTTTTCAGGATATAAATCAAGATTAGGGCGATAATTTAAGCGCCCAATATTGTAATCAAACCCTTTATCTGTCACACGAATCGACCCATCCGGCAATTTAAACCGACAGTTGTTTCTTGATTACCATTTTTATCTGCAGGTCGCTTAACTTTCACAAGAAACTCACTGCTATCGTCGGGTTTATTTAGCCCTTTACGCTTTAAATCACGTTCACCAAGTGCAATCACCGCACAGCGACAATTAAACCCATTAGGTGGGTAGAATGTTGACCAAACGGGTCATCATAGCGATAAATTCGACCGTTTAGTGCAAGATGAGACGGTCGTGTACGCTCATCGCCGACAGCGGAATATTGCCAGTAGGGGCGATGATCAATATTATCCATCATGCGCTGATAGCGCGCCGCAGAATATGCGGCTTGCACGTTTGTACGATAAATTGTATTCAGTCGACGAGGTGTACCAAAGTATTCACCTGTTTTCGGATCAGCCAACAGTTTTCCGTCGATACCGCGACTGATAGATTTATCATGCCCGAATACCCAGCCTTTTTTCTCAAACTCACTTACCAAGTCTTTTTTCCATTGTGCAAAGCTCTTACCCTCTTTCTTGGCAACTTCCATTGATTTATAAATATCATTCGTCATCTCAAGACTAGATAATCTCGCGATTGTTGTAGCTCTTGCGATGGCACTATCATGCAGTGATTTTTTAAACACTTTCGTTGCAAGTAATTTTTATTATGTAAAAACTCAATGGCTTGTGTTGGTTCAAGTCCGAATAGAAAACTAAGCGGTTTAGACATTAGTTCCTCCAAGTAAATCAGCTAAAAACAGCGCATTAGCGAGATACTGTTCGTGTTCGTGACTTGAAATTTCTGGGTATGCTTCAGCGAGTTTTTCTGCTGCCTCATCGTAAGAGTCACATGCCATAAGTACCGAAACAGCTTTCTTTACCATTGGATTTAATTGTTTATTAAAATCAGGCTCATTAAATGCTTGCGCAAGTCCACCATCTAGCACGCCCTGTGCAGTAGAACTGTCAGTGTTTGCCGACAAAGCAACACCACGACACCCATCACACTGACAACCTGTCACGTGATTTTGTACAGAGAGAGCAGTCTGTTTTTTCGGATTTTCAACATCGTTTAAGTCTGTTTTAAAATCATGTTGAACCGCACTTAAAATCGTTTCATTTTCTTGCGGTTCTGGAATGCCCGCTTTATCACGCACCCATTTTTCAGGAATGCGCACTCCTACGCTCACAAGCTTAGGAATGGCATCCGCTAGGACACTTAAATCAGCGTATTCTTTCGTGTCAAACTCGAAATACGGCACACGAGAAGGCAAAATATTCGGATCAATGTTAATTTGAAGATATGGCAGAATAATCTGTTGTGTAATAGTTTGTGCAATCTGTTTAGCATCAGACACAAGCAAGTCACGTCTGACTTCATTATGCACTTGTCCAAGGGCATTAGTTGAAGTTTTACCATCTGCACCGCTTGTTAATGTTTGCCCTAGAATCAAACGTGCGGCGGACTTTTCACACCAGTCCACCATTTGCAAAAACGGGTTGCTTCCAGCCGAGCCAGTAGTGTTTGTCACATTATGCAACTCAACATTCATTCCTTCTGGCATAATCCCTGCTGCGTTATGTCCGATTTGAGCAAGCGCACGCAATAATGTGCGTTTTTCGTCATTTGTTGCGCCAAACGGATATTTACCAATACGAATCGGCATACCGTAAAGTTCTAAGAACTCGGCAAAATCATGCACCGAGTAGTGTTTAAACATATAAAGCCATGCGAGCGTTCTAAATAAGCCCATGCGAGCAAGCTGTACCGTTCTTGATTTGTGGGTATGTACTACCCAGCCGTATTGTCGTAAGGGCTCACCGTCTTGATTATCTGGCGTTTTGAGCAGTAAATTATCGTCCTTGTCTAGCTTAAACCACGACTGCGGACATGCGATAAATTAACTGGAATCCATTTACCTTCAGCTTGCTTCCATTCAATTTCTAACGCCGAAAAAACCATGTCCTACCGCATCCATCATATCCACCATCAATCTTCTAGCATTGGGAATTGATAGAAAAGCTCGTCAATTTCGACTTGCAGTTTTCTTCTTGCGGTGTGGCATTACGTGGCTCTGCAATGCGCCAATCAAGCGTTAAAATCGCACGCTTGCGGGTTTGAATATTTGCCCCAATACAACTGTCGCGTTCTTCAATATCCATAAAGAGCTCATGTTGCGCAGTAATATCGCCACTTTCAGCGTCTTCTAAAATCCCTTTTAACTTTGCTGGGGTAATTTTATTACTAGGGTGATCAGAAATAATTCTTCCTGTCTCCGTGACACGCGCCTCATTTGTTTGTGTATCTAAGCCAACTTGTACTTTTTTCACTTGTTGTAATTTTTTCTTTTTCTTCGCCATTTTTTATCTCCGCCAAATACTGTATAAATCACTGTCATCAAATTCATCACGCCCTAAATCGCCGTCAATTGTCATAAATTCAATCGGGGCAGAGCTGCTTACTGCGTTTTTCCAACATCTCTAGCGCATCAGGTCCGTCGTCGTGGTCTGCTTTTGGGAAATGTCGCAATTGTGAAATTAGAGTTGCTTGTGATCTATGCAATAAATCAAACCATTTGCAATGTGCGGTTGCAGGCTTTCAATGCGTAGCATTTTGTCTGTATTAGGTTTAATTGCCGTGGCAGGGACAGGCAAACCGCGCTGTGCGGAACGTTTAACCAGCTCATCTTTCAAAAACTCTTGAAATTGCACGGTTTCAACGAACCAGCGCTGACACTCGTACTGTTTATGCAGTCGAATCACATCTTCAATGATTAAATCAGGCAAGCGTTTTTTTACTTGCGCTTCAATGACATAGAGTTTACCTGTTTCACGATGATACCCACCGACTAAAATCGCAGAAGGGTCACGGCTTGCGCCCGCTTTTCCAAGACTTGGGTCAAGTGCGCCAAAGTAAATCAGGTTAGCCGGCAATTCCGTCCAATATTGAATGCTGTTCTCAAAAATCGCATCATCACCGCTAACGGGGTCGTTTTGATACTCGGAGTCAAAAGCAGA